GGTCTTACTGCGATACGAATAGTATCGGCTGCTCCACCTGTATTTGATACATTAAGAGTAGATACAATCACAGCATTACTTGCTGTATATAGTGTAGATGGCGTAGCAGCACTAGGTGCTGACTGGGCTAATACTTTATAGGTTGGCATTAGGCTATATCTCCGATCACTGTGAAGGTATTAGTTCCAGTACAAACAATTGTTGCTGCAGAGTACTGCGCTCTTAGGTTAGGAGCACCTGCTGTAGCACCTGTTGAGGTCAAAGTACTAGTTCCATTATTTCTAATCTGCACTAATCCTGCTCCGATACCTTGAACGTTAATCTGTTGTCCTGTAGTAAAGACTCCAGATGGTACTGTAAAGGTTGTAGTACTAGCACTAGACATAGTTAATAACTTATTAAGATCTCCTGCTACTAAAGTATAATCTGCAGTCTTAGCGTTTATAACTAGATCTGCATCTACTGGTGTAGCCCACTTGACTCCTGATGCAGTTGTAGAGTCTGCAGTAAGGACTGTATTGTTTGCACCAACAGCAACTCTAGTTACTGTAGCTGATGCAGTTGCTGCTATTAAATCACCCTTAGTTGTTACAGTTGACTTAGGTACTGCAGCATTTGCAGTGGCAACTCCATTATTAAAATATGTTAGATCATCAGAGGTAAGAACGTGACGAACTGTTGCGCCCCCTGAGTGTGATACTTGACTAGATCCAGCCTCTCCTCTAGTAATTGTAAAGGTATCTGATGCTATTGCTGTAGCAAAGACAATCTCTTCATTAGTGGTATCTGGATCAATTGCTAATGTGAATTGGTTTACGTTACCAGCAGGAAGGGATGCACCACCAAGGAGTGCTGAACCCGTACCAGTAGCAACCGTTAAAGTTGTCTGGCTATTGGATATACCAGATGCAAGCGTTGTTTCAACGCTGATAGATGAGTATTGACGGGCCATTTATTTCCTTACTTTGTGTAGTGCAGACGGATCGGATACTTGTCTTGCAGTTTAAGTGCTTCTTCGTTAAGTCTTTGTTGATACAGTGCGTAGATATAACGAGAGTTATTTGCTCCAGCTCCTGAAGGGATCTTGGAATCTGCTAGGTCAGACTCTGCTGAAGTTAGTGAGATTCTTCCTGAATCTAGGAATGATAGTAACTTGTAGGCCGCACCTAGTGTTACTACATCCTGAGATGATTGAGGAAGTCCAGTTACATCAGCAAAGTCATCTGAGTTATTATCTAAAGTATCTGGTGTAGTTGTGTAGTAAACCTGAACTGTTCTACCAGGTTGAATGTTCTCATAAATATTAATTGTGTTGGTGGTGTTAAAGGTGGATATGTTAGCCATACCATCTGCTCTCCAGCGATTAACTGGTAACCACTCTTTAGATGAACCAGTAGTCTGCCAAGATACAAACAGGATTTGTTCTAGATCATCTGGTAGAGCGTATGTAGTCTGGCTTGCATTAAAGGTAAATGTGTATGAATCTACTGCCCATAACCTAGGATACAAAGAGTTGATAGTATCGTTGATAGCCTTCTTAATTGAGATTCTAGGAAATGATGGAGACAAAGTAACTTGAGCATATTGAGCGTGACTAGTAGGTGTAGTACCTTGATATCCTCTACCAAAGCCTGGTGCTACGTTTAAAGTATTAGATGCTGTATTAAAGTTATCAATCCAGATAATCTCATCATCAATTTCAATAGGACCTTTTGCTAGGTTAGATGATGAACCTACTACCATAGTTGTAGCAACACTATTGATGGCAGCATTAAGATAGGTCAAACGATCTTGCTTCAAGGTATAACCTTGCAGATTGGTCTTTACTTCGTTGACCATCTCATTAAACGTTGCCATTCATTTTCTCCTTATAGAATTGCATATTCTTTTTTAATCTCTCATCGTTAGGGCTTAACTTGAGAGCAATCTTTCCGAACTTATATGCTTCTTTGTAGTTGCCTAGTTGCCAAGCAGATACTGCAATTAGATCTGCAGCCATATGACCCCAAGCCCAAGATTCACTCATAAAGCCTGTAGTCTTTTCAGTTATACCGATTGCAACCTTTGATGAATAGTTGCACTCTTTCCACTGTTTCTTCTCATAGTAGTAATTAGCTAGTGCTAAGACTGCTTCTCTACTTTGATATACCTCAGTGCCTTGCGTTAGATATTCTTCAGCCTTATCTGGATCACACTTTGCCATAAGGCGCAGTGCAAATCCTTTTTCTGCTGGGAACTTTGATATCTCCACATAGCGTTTAAATACTTCTAACGCCTTCTCAAAATTTTCTTTGTAGTAATACTCTCTGCCAAGATAGTAAAGATTTCTTGGTTCAGGGTTTTCCTCTGCCGCACTCTCTAGCATTGGTAGGTAGTAACTTCTAATTTTAGAGTTATCTGGCTTATGCCAAACCTCTATGTTGTATTTCTTAGTTACTTCCTTCTTACCGTATGTTCTAGGAACCTCGTGGATCGGATGACTCCAGAAAACATTCTTTCTGCGGTGGATTCTAAATCCATCAAACTCGTGCTTAGGAGTTCCATCTTCATTAAAGTCTGTTATGAATCTATAGTAGGCTCTATCAACATCATCTACTAAAGCCTTCTCTAGTTCACTTCTCCACTCACCGACTAGCATCTCATCCATATCTAATGCGATACACCAGTCAATATCTAGTGGTAATGAAGCAAGTGCGTAATTCCTTGCCACATCAAATCTAAAAGGATCTACCTTACATTCAACTACATTAATACCTAGATCTTTAGCGATCTTAACAGTATCATCTTCTGAACCAGTGTCACAGATTAGAAAGTAATCTGCACCCTTTGCTGAGTCAAACCATCGTTTGACGTGCTTAGCCTCGTTCTTGGCTATTGTATATACAGCTACCTTCAAAAGTCATTCACCTCTTTTAGTCTTAGATCTGAGTACGAGGGGAATTGTGTTACTAAGTTAGGCTGTGTTATATAAGGCTTAAGACCTTTAGCAAAATCTCTTAAACCAATATCTATATAAAATTTATAATCCTCAAGTTTACTTGTAAAGTATTCTAACTTACTAGGGTTTACGCAATAGGCTTGAGATCCTGTTGTTAAAACTTGTAAACCCCAGTGACGATTAACCATTCTAATTAGGCCAACATCTTTAGGAAGTAATGCTCCTAAGTAGAATATGTCCCAATCCTCAGGTAGAGTCTGAATAACCTTTTCAAACTTCTCGTTAAAGTTATCCACAAATTGTGCATCATCTTCAAGTATTAATACTCTCTGACCTGACACTTGTTTCATAACTTGTAGATGACTCATAGTTCCAGCAAGTACTGGATCTATATCTAACTTCTTGCCATCTACTGCAGAAAATCTTTTATATTGGATTCCAAGTTCTTTTAACTGAGAATCTATTTTCTCTAAACGATCAGTTCTTCTATCAAGGTTTATTACTATTACCTTATCAAAGAAGTCGTTAACTCTCACTGGGTAAGTCTACATTCCACCTAGCATTAATATAGCTGGAAGCGCTGTAGCATCAGCACCAGTTGGTCCAGTTGCACCAGTCGCTCCTGTGGCTCCAGTCGCACCTGTTGCACCAGCAGGACCAGTCGGTCCTGTATCTCCAGTTGGTCCTTGCGCTCCAGTGGCTCCCGTTGCACCTTGAGGTCCTGTCGGACCAATATCACCTTGAGGTCCAGTAGGACCTGTCGCGCCTGTAGCGCCCGTAGGACCCTGTGGTCCTGTTGGCCCTGTGTCACCTGTAGGACCAGTGTCTCCAGTGGCTCCTGTGGCCCCTGTAGGGCCTGTAGCACCCGTTGCACCAGTGCTGCCTTGTGGTCCAGTTGGGCCAGTTTCTCCTGTTGCGCCTGTAGAGCCTGTTACACCTTGTGGACCAGTAGGTCCTACATCTCCCTGCGGTCCTGTTGGTCCTGTCGCTCCTGTTGAGCCTGTGGCTCCTGTCGCTCCAGTAGGCCCTGTTTCTCCAGTCGCACCAGTACTGCCCGTTGCTCCTGTAGGACCTGTAGGTCCTGTCTCACCCGTAGGCCCCGTTGCGCCAGTGGCACCTGTAGACCCAGTGGAACCTGTTGGACCCGTAGGTCCCGTAACGCCCTGTGCGCCAGTAGGACCCTGGGCACCAGTCGGACCTGTTTCGCCTGTTGGACCCGTACTACCTGTCGGACCAGTAGAACCAGTAGGACCAGTGCTACCAGTAGGACCAGTAGAACCTGTACTACCTGTTGAACCAGTTGCACCTGTTGCTCCCGTTCCGCCTGTTGAACCTGTTGGTCCGCTAGGACCTGTAGATCCAGTAGGTCCTGTTGGACCAGTAGGGCCAGTTGCTCCCTGTATTCCTTGTGGACCTTGATCTGCTGAAAGTGCTACTGCAACTTGTGGTGTAATAGATTCTACAACAATAAATGTTGTCATACTGTTACACCTCCAGTTACAACAAATCTACCTTCTAAAATTCTTGTGATTGTTCCACCTGAGTTAGCTACTAAATCGTAGGCATAACGAGCAGGTGCTATGTTGGTATCTGTAGATGTGAAGTTAACTATGATTCTACCTAATAGTGGATCAGTAGTTATCTTTCCATTAGCAGTTGTTGCTAATAATGTAGTGCTTTCTGAACCTACAAAGGGGCGTACCGTCATAGTAAATGTATAGTTAGTTAGATTCCAAGGAGTAACAGTAGTTCCTACTTCATCTTGGATTACAAACTGAAAATTAAATGTTGTTGCTTGATCGCAAACTAAATTATATTTAGCACTCAAGAGGATATCTTCTTCTTGGATACTGCTGCGTTATCTACCAGATTTGGATATGGTCTACCAGCAGCCTTTGCTCTTGCCTTAGCAGCACTCTTCTGTGCTGGCGTTAACTTCTTAGAAGTTTTCTTAGGGTTCTTCTTATCCCAAAACGCTACTTTCTTTTTCATTTGCACTTACAATCCCAAGCCCGTAGAGACTTGTTTATTCTAGAGTTTGGATCTTTCGCTGTCTTAGCAGAGGTCAGTTTAGATTTCATTCCGCACATACGACCACAGAAAGACTTACGCCTGCCTGCAGCTTTAGGTGATCTCTTAGCCTCAGCCTTTTTAACTGGAGGTTTAAGATTCATACCTTGTGCTTTAGCAGATGCTCTGCCCTTAGCGTTTAATCCACCTTTAGGATTCTTACCTGCTTTTCTTTGCCAGGCTGGACTCTTTGCCATATGCTCCAAACTTTCCTAGTACTGATCTGATAGTTCCATTCTTATTAAGACGAACTACCATTCCATCCTTTATTTGGATAGGGTTAAAACCATCGTGGCGTTTGTATTTGCCAGATGACATTACTTCTTCTTGGACTTCTTCTTAGACATTCCTGCCTCTGAAAGAGCAATAGCAATTGCTTGCTTACGGGACTTAACCTTCTTGGCAGACTTGCCAATATTAAGTTCGCCCTTCTTGTACTCTCTCATTACTTTGGCAACCTTCTTAGCGCCTTTGGCGCCATCATCTGTATCTTTCATTATTTTTTCTTTCCCATCTTTTTCATTGCCATTTTGGCACCTGATTTTTTAGCGGCTTTTTTAGCCATTGCTTTTCCCTTTTTTGTGTATGGGAATTTTTTTCCATCTACCATTGGCATTGTTTACCCCTTATAGGTTAGGTTGATTCCGTCAAATGCTTTGCCAGCTTTGTCGGAAAGTGAGACTGCGGCATCAATATCTTTCTGCCTTGTGGATCTAGGTTCCATACCCTGCTTAACTGCAGAGTAATAACTGCTTAATTCTTTTTCATCCTTCTTAACTTTATCTTGATCCCATCCAGTTTTAGTAGGTGACACACCTACGAACATTGGAGTATTCTGCTTTAAACATTCAGCATAACTTTGGTGATCTTTTGTCTTACAACTTGATGTGCAATTATTCATTAAATGTTTTCCAAGTACTGACTATAACCAGCGTTAATTAAAATCTGTGCTGCGGAGTCATCTATCTCGTAGGTATGTCCGCCCATATAAACTGCATCTGCATTTGCTATATCATCTTGATAAGGAAATCTTGTTGCTGTAACTGTGGTTCCATTTACTAGAAGAGTTACACCTCTAGGTATATCTGTTAAGAAAGGATTTGTAACACCAGTATATGTTCCACCAGTGATAGGTCTTCCAGCAATTCTTGAGTATGGTGTGTCTTGGTTATCTGCAGTGATCCAAGTTTCCCACTCCCAAGGAGTTGTAAGTCTATAAGTCACATTTACCTTTCTTGTAGAACAGGGGCGGTCTCCCGCCCCTGCCTATTAAACAGTTGTTTAGGCTGTTGCTGTTGACTCAATACGGTATAGAGCTGCTTCGCGGAGTCTTGCGAATCCACCGAAGTAGTACCAACCGATTGTGCGGAAGCGGCGAAGCAAGTCAACCTCTGGACCAATGATGGTAGAGATGTCTTGTGCCTTTGTAGGTATGCTACATATAGTTCGCCCATACGAGGCACAGCCTTGTTGGTGCGAAGTTCTGTAACAGCCTTACGGATATTAGCAACTGTGATTGTATCGCCAGTTGTTAAATCAGAAGTTGTTGTGTTTCCAGTTCCTGCGTAGATAACGTTTGTGCCACCTGTTAGAACTGAAGCCACTACAGAGTCAATAGAATCTGCAGCGTTATAAGCGATGATATCTGCAAGAGCAGCATCTACATCGTTGAAAGAAGTTAGGTTTAACTTCTTAGTTGTTGTTACGGCTGAACCGTACTCTTGAAGTGTTACTGTAACCTGTGATGGGTTACCTAAAGCTACGGATGAAGCATCTTGTTCCTCAGTCAATGTTGCTGTGACTTGTGCTAAGTCAGAATAGATTGAGAATACAACTGATGATCCAGGCATAGCTTGCTGTACTGGCTTAACATCTGCAATTGATCGCATTACTGGAATGGATCGTAGTGCCATACGAACGTATTGATCATACGCGGTCTGGACTAATGCGGTAATGTCACCTGTACCAGTAATTGTACCTGCTGGTAGTGTCATTTAAGCACTTGCCTTTCGTTGGATTGGTTTATAAACCAGACTGCCTAATTACTGCATCCAACTCTTCTCGGCTATTAGCGTTTAACAACTTCTGCATAATATCTGCCTGAGCATTAGGTGAATTACCTTGCTCTGCAGCATTAGTCATACGTTGGTATTGCTTAGCCTGTGCTGGATCCACATTGGCTGTTTGGTTCTCAGTAGTTTGAATCCCGAAAACATCGGCATTTGATTCAAGCCACTTTGATACAGACTCCTCAGTTGGGTCTATATCCTGTGGGATAAACGAAGCGATCTTCGTATTTACCCCGCGAGCTGCGAGGGCATCCTTGATTGCTCTTTCGCGCTGCGATTTATTAAGACCTTCAAACTGAGCCTTTAATTCGGCTAGTTCTTTTTCCTTTTGTTTATTCGCTTTGCGTAGTTGCTTGATAAGGTCTGTAGATGTATCAACATTATTGTTGTCATCTTCATCCTCGTAGTCGTAGTTGGACATAGTCCATCTCCCATTCTGTTTGTAGTTGCGCGGACCTCATATAGATTTGGGGATTTCTATATGGCTTCCACTACTGGTCTTGTTATCGCTCTAATGGGCCAGTCGTTCCATTAGCAGGCCTAGTTAAAAGGAGCCAGCCCTATCTCGGCTTAGCGCTCCTCCAGTCAATCCAGATTGTCCAGCAAACTGCGCTTCTTCTAGAGCGGTTAATCTCTTGCGCTTTGCTGTTGCTTCTGGAGCATAAGTTAATCCAAATAATTCTTCTTCTGCAGTTCTTTGTGTGTAAGGTGATTCATCATAGAATCCAGCAAGTTGTGATCCTCGTTCAATTAGAGGAACTGCTGCTTGGTATCCTTGTCTTGCTCTCTCTGCAGTAACACCAAATTTAGCAAGTTCTTCTGCTCTAGCAACATCAGTTGCAAGACCAGCACCAAGTGCTGCGCCACCAATCTCTGCTGCAGTTACCTTACGCTTGATATCTGCTAATCCTTTTTCTGGATCTAAGGTATAGGCAAGGATATCTGAGTTACTAATATCAGGATAGAATTGTTTTAACGCATCCTTGACCTGTGATGGGGCGTTGATAACTCTGTTCTGTGCTGTAGCAATACGATCTTCTAACTCAGCAGCAGACACATCTCCAGAGATAAGTTTCTCAAATCCTTCTTGACGGCCAAGATCACCCTTTGCATAATAAGATGCAGGTAATCCATAGTTACGCATAATAGATTGATACCCATCTTCCAATGATAGATATTCAGCCTCTGATAATGCTCTTAATCCTTTTCCAATACGAGCAGCATTAGCAGCAAAGCGTTTCTTATAAGGTTCTGTTTGACGTAACCTAACAGCAAACTCTGATGGAGAAACATTCTCTTGAATTAAAGTTTTTAAAGGATCTACTAAAGCTTCAAGACCATACTGAGCAAACTGTGATCTTAATAGATCAAATGCGGATTGACGATTCTGTAATGCTTGATCTGCGGCTAACTTAGCATCTTGTTGTGCTTTATATTGTTCAGCAGTAAGAGTATTTCCGCCTCCAGTACTGCCACCCCCGCCACCGCCAGTATCAATTTTTACTGGTGTACCAGAAGAAATATCATAACCAAGAGTCTTTGCATAATCTTGGATAGCAGTTACTGATTTATCAATACCAGAAGTTACAGCAGCTAATTGTTTATTTATCTCTGCTTGAGTATAAGTTTTTTCTTGAGCAGGTTTTTTAATAACAGATTTTTTAGGTTCTTGAAATAGTGGATTACCTGAGCCGTAAACAAAGTTAGTAGCCATTATTACCCCTGAAATCCAAAGTCTTGAAAGACTTTACCGACTGATTGAAATACATCTTCTATAGCATTGTTGGTATATTGCCAACGAGCATCTTTACGAAGTGCCTTTTGGAACTCATATAAAGACATTTCTTTATCTGGACCAATAGCAGCCCGTAATGTTGGATCTGATAAAGATATAGTTGCTGGATTTATCTCTAAAGTTGTAGCCATAGCATTTTTATATGGAGAAAATACTGTTTCTAAATCTATACCTTGATCTAATAATGCACCCACTTTATCTGGTAAACCTAGTTTAGCAGTACTGCGAATTAACTGTTTAAAAGAATCAGCCTTCTCGCCAGACTCAATACGTTTAACCCAGTCTTCAACACTAGCACCAAAGTTCTTATCTAAATCTAAACCATTAGCCTTTGCAGTATTAGCAAGGTCCTGACGAATAGTACTTTGCTTACTCTCTTTACGTTGCTTATATTCAGGTGTTGATAGAATGATCTCAGTTAGGAACTGTCCTCTATCTATACCACCAGTAGATACGCCATTAATAGTCTTAGATGGGTTATCTTTTTCTGCTTTATTAAGTCTAGGTGTTAACTTCTTAATTTCTTCAGGTGTGGCATATCTACCCAATAAAGACTGGAATACTTGATTTATATATCCAGCAGCCTCTGTTGGAGATGAGATACTTACTGTGGTAGTTGCCCCACCACCAAGACCCTTAATAGCATTTGTTTCAATCTTCTTAAGATCTAAGAATTTATTGAAAGGGATCTCTTCTTTCCACTCTTGACTACGAGCTTGATTAGCAAGAATGGCTTGTTGGTAGGCATCGCGTAATTGATCATTATAGATACCAGTAGTAGGAGCCTTAAAACCAGCAGCATTTAATTTAGTTGCTAAATCTAAACGCTCTGGATCTGATAACGCCTTTAGTGCTCCTGGAACATTGGTTGCTTCAGTTACATAATCTCTATAGGTTACCTTAGTTTCGCCCTTGCCTTGAGCTTGGTCAGTTACAACCTCAGCCTTAGGAGCATACTTACCAGTACCAGCAATCTTTTGATTAAGATCATCAATCCTAGAATCAATTAAACTGGTATCTTGCCCCGCTCCAGCAAGTGCATCTCTATCCTTTAGAGCATCTTTAAGTCTACCTTCATCAGTTGATCTAGTAGCCTGTAATGCTTTCTGATCAATAGATGCTCTATTTGTATTGTAGAAATTAGTAGCAGCGTTTTCTGCAGTAAGTCTTGCTTGTTCAGCTTCGTTAAAAGCAGCCTGTGCCAAAGCCAAAGCATCCTTAGTTTGTTGCACAACAGTAGCACCAGCACTTGCTGGAACTCCAGCAGCAGCCCTTTGTGCGTTAGTAAGAGCAGCCTTAGCTTTAGTAGATCTGCTACGGGCTTGCTTTACTGTGCTTTCATTCTTTAGATACTGTTCAAGACTAACGGCCATTAGGCATTATCTCCCTGTTTATTCTCCAAGCAATCTACCGAATAGAACATCGTAGGCTGCTTGTGTGTTTTCATTAAATGTAGCCAGATCTTTCATACGAAGGATTGTGCTATCTTTAATTGACTGGATTAAATTAGATGATCCACCTAGTAAGTCATAAGATTGACGTTGATTCTTATATGATTGATATAAGTTAACCATCTCTCTTAATGCTTTAACTGTCTGAGGACTTACCTTTTCTACCTCTGGATCGGTAACCATAACCTCTAGGTCATTAAGGGCATTTTGACGATCTATAGCCTTTTGACTACCTTGAGATAATTCTTCTGCCACTAATGGATTACCAGCAAAGAATGTTGTCTTCCAAGTGTTAAATTGTTGACGGGCTAATCTGCGTATATAATCACTACCTGAGGATTGAAGAGTTCTTTCGTACTCATCTTTCTTCTCAAAGTATTGCTGTAAAGAAGATGCTGTCTGTACTTCTCTTAAGTAATCCTCTATTCTCTTGTTCTCAATAAGACCCATATCTCTCATAGTCTTATAAGCATCAAATGAGAATCCGCCCTTGTGAGGTATTAAAAAGGCTGCACCCTCTTTATACTTCTCAAACAAAGATTTGTTTTGATCTACGAACTGACCAGACTCTTCTGCATATCTAAAATATGCAACTGTTTTACGCTCTGATTCAGTAACTGTAAATGGAATTTGGTCTGGATATAGTTCAACCCACTTAGCCATTGCTGCATCATAATCACCAGGATATTGATTTAATAGATTAGTCCAAACCTGCTTGAAGCTGGCTCTTCCATTATCGCGTATCCATTCAGCCATATCAGACTTTAGTTGTACCTGTGGCGATGCTGGAGCAAAGAAACCAAATACGAATCTAGTTCCTAGAATACCAATAGTAGTATTCTTAACTCTGATTCTATATTCTTCTAGTTCTTGAGCAGTTGGTGGAATCTTGTTGCCAAGATCATCAAAACGCTCTGGGATACCATTACCTGAAGCCTCTAGATATGTAACTGCTTTACGCCAAGCGCTTGCATACTGAGAATTACGCTCATCTCTGTTTAAAGCAGCGTATGCTCTATTGATATGAGCAGGTAAAAATGCTGAAACTACTGGTTGATCTACTGCATACTTACCTAAAGTATATCTAGTAATAGTATCAGCAGCGCCTGGGTTCCAAATTCCTACTAAATTTGTAAGAGTGCTTACAGATACACCAGCAACTGGACCAGCAAATGTTGGAATTAATGAATCTGGGTTTAAAGATGGGGTAATCATCTTCACTTGCGCTCCAAATTGAATTGGAAGTGGAGATTTGAACTCATCTGGTAGGCCAAGAGTTGTTAAAACCTTATTTACTGCATTATAAACTGGGGTAATTCCTGGGTAAATAAAGTAATCATTACCCTGATCATCTTGTTGTATGAATCCTGAGTGGCTAATTCCTTCATAAGTTAGTGCTGCCTTTTGAATTGCCTCTGGATTGTAACGAATAGCGCGAGAAATACGTCTGTAAAAGTCCTCAGTAGCCCGATAGAACCGAGCAAAGTTACGAATTGAGAAAGCAGTCTGAGTTCTAATTAAAGGATTATCAACATAGGCTAGTACTTCGCCCAATGCTCGTTCTTCTGTAACTCTTGCTAGATCTTGTTTAGCTTTCTTTGTGGCTTCTGCTAACTTGCCAGCACTATTTGGATCTATATCTTTTGTATAAGACTTAATCCAAGCATCTTCAAATCCAGACTTACGCATTTGCTTACGAATCTGAATTATCTGATTAGTTACAATTGGTTGACGAGACATACGAGCGTTAGCCATACCTAACCATCGCCATCCACTTTGAGTGAATGTAGCCGCATAGTTTCCAGTATCTGAAACTGGCACCAAAGATGGGCCAACTACATACTTAGGAATATCACCTTCGCTAGTAGGTAGATCATCAAGGGATACTTTTCCTTGTACTACATACTCACCAGTTTTTTCATCTAGAACGCGAACCTTACTCAAAAGATCTGAGTTGATTTTACCGTTCTTGCTCATTACAAAAACTTCTTTTGTACGATCATAAACTAATTTAGCGTGTTGATCTATATCAATATTCTTAGCAGCAAGAATTGAAGAATCTACCAAGTCTGGTCTGGCTTGTATAGCGTTCTTAATTTCTAAGATAGCCTGTGCTTCAGTCTTATGTAGGTTAGCAACAGCCACTCTACCTAATTCATCATTAGATATATAAGAGATACGCAATAACCAGGATACTAATGTAGCCTCATCTTGACCATCTAAGCGAACATTCTTAAATCCTAGTTGACCTGCTTGTCTAGTATATTTAGTCTTAGGGCCAGCGATACGAACGGCTGCGCCGCGAGTACCTACTTGACGAACCATATCTACTGCACTAGTTAAAAAGTCTCCACCAGTAGCAAAGTTAAATCCACCCTCAGAAATTATTGATAAAACATTTTCATAATCGCCATAAACGATTTGCTCGCCAAGAAGTTCAATTGCCTCATCATCTAGTTTGCCTAGACCAGCAGCTTCTAGATAGCGATTAACGCGACCTTCAGATAAAGCGGTGGCAAGAATCTTTCTGGTTTGCTCTACCACTCCACCTTCTGTTTTGGCTTGTAGTTTCGCAATCTCTGCCTTGGCAGTTGCAATCTCTGCTGGATCTTTACTAGATTTAGTTACTGCGTAAAGTTCAGAAATTTTCTTTTTACCAGCAATAATTTCTTCATCTAGTTTAGCGATTTGTTCTGAATATTTAACAGACTCATCTCTATTTACAATACGCATAATAGAACCCAATGGGCTTTCTGCCATTGTATCCACATTAAATGTGTCTAATGCTTTTGCTTTATCAACAGGAGATAATGCGGTTAAAACTCTAGTATTTAACCTACGACCAGTAGCAACACCCCAAGGAGTACTACCGATTGATAGGTTAACCATTAAGTCTTCAATAGAGTTACGAAGAGCATAACGAGGACCAGCCAAAGTTAGGAAAGACCAATATCCTGTCATTCTTTCAAGGAAGGCACTATTAGCGACAGGGCCTATTAACCTTTGTCCTAAAGTACTACGAGCAGATAATCTGTCTATATCTACCAAGCTAGGAACTGTTACCTTGCTATTAAAATCTGTAGCAAAAGCACCGACATCATCTAGAGCATCATCTACTCCAAATTTTTGTTTACCCTTGCCAACCATTTGTCGGCCAACATTTCTTGTTGGCTCAGTAGTATTAATACCGCGAATATCTGTAATTGTATTCATTAAGCCATAAAACATTTCTTTGCGCTTACCAATTTCTGGTGTATTAGCAAAGGCCTCTGATATAAGTTTAGATTCTCTTTGTGGCAGAACTAAACGAGATAAACGATAGATTTGATCTGGAGCATCTTTTGCAACCACATCTAATTCATTATCTTTAAACATAGGCGCTAAAGCGAATCTACGCTTAAAGTTATCTATACGGACATTTATATCCGCAGTTGAAAATCTTGCAGGACCAAACTTTCTAGTTTTATTAAGAGCCTGTACGGATTCTACAATTTGCTCTCTGCCATCAACAATAGCTTTATAGATACCAGCATCTGTTGCATCTTCTCCGAAGAAGGCAGAGTTAACTAACGCAGGTCCTACTTTATCAATATTAAATAATTTGTTTGTTGTAGTAAGTGTCGCAACTCTTAATTGGCGGCCTGGTGTCATACGAGGAGCAATTACTCTTCTACGACCAGCAGAGCCAATCATCATTTCGCCAGTTTGTTTACCGTTTAAGAAAAAAGCCTTGGCTGTTAAAACATCCTCAATAGGTTCATCTGCTTTATTAAAAGACTGAATTACTGCAGGACCAAACTCAGGCGCTAGTGTAGACAATTCCTTTTTGATCTGTGTTGCAGCAAGAGTATCTTTACTTTCTTGTGCCTTGCGTAGATCTTTTAATTTAGCACCGTATGAGTTCCAGAAATTCTGAGTAGATGGTAGATCAAAATACTGATTAAACTTAACGCCATCTGCAGCAGCACTGCCAGTAATAACTTCTACTGAATACTTACGAATATCATTTAACTTTTTAACTTTACCAGCAAGAAGTAATGGATCTGCGAAAACTCTATATGCAGCATCTACTGAACCTGAGATTGCTTTATAAGCAAATCCAGATCCTTCTAAAAAGCCAGGTAATAGTAAGTTAGCAACTTGACGGCCAGGAGAATACTTAGCTGCATTAACTGCATCTAATGTGTCTTGAAATAATCCTCTAGCCTGATCTTCTGCTAATTTATCTTGAAAGCCAGGAATGTTTGTTCTTCTAGGATCAGCAAGTGCTAGATACTTAGATTGTTCTGGAGTAGCAGTCTTGATGATTTCATCAATCTTTTCTCCAGCAGCAATACGCATTGCTACTGCTACTGCATCATTACCAAACTTAGAACGAGCATCTTCTATACGATTAGGGTTAAACTTCTTATCACCTTTATCGTTTGCTTCATTCCAGGCAGTCTCTAGATCAACACCTTCTGTTAATGAAATAGCACCAGTACGATATAAGCGAGTAGAAAAATCTGATACGTTTTGTAAACCAGCAAGAACCTTGCCACCAAGGTTTCCAATTTGTCCACCTGTATAGTGCCAAGCGGTGCCAAGCGCACCGCGAGATGGTTTAGTTATTGGGTCTTCATTACCCATTACTTTAACTAAAGAATCTTGTTGTGCTGGAGTATATTTAGCAGCCTGACGTTGTGCAAGATCAGATGGAAGATTAGATAGTTCCTTATGAACAGTTAATAATTTACTAAGGCTATCTACTTTCTTTTTGTCTGATTCTGATAAACCTGCCGCAAATGCTGCTGCTTTTAAGTTTTCAGACACTATTGACCTCTTGCTATAACCTGCTGATAAAGAATCGCTACATCACCAGTGTCATCATAAGGAATCATATCAGCTAAAATATCTGACAGTTTTCTTTGTGCAAATTTAGATTGCATCATTAATGCTTCTGGTCCAGGACCCTCACCAATTGCAACACCTGCAGTAACTGGCTCATCTCTACGCTCTGATGGAGCAAATAAAGGAGTTACTGGAGTTAATGGATTTGCTGGTCTTCCACCTACATTATCTGCAATACCACGAGTTGTTGCCTTCGGTGCTGCTGTATTTAACATAGCAGTCTCTTGTCCTTCACCGTATGCTGTAGATCCTAAATCTAAATCTGTTCTCTTTGAGAACTTACCAGGACCTGATGCTCCTGCTAATGGGCCTCTAGCCATCGTTGTTCTCCTTAATAGTTTCTAAATCTTGTGTAAACTCTTGCCAGACTCTTGCTTCTTGGCTTTTCTGGTTTGTATAATAAATACTCATATGATGCAGATCTTCTGCCAGCGCTTCAAATGCGCTAATTAAATTTAAAAAGAATCCTGATATTATTACGAAAAAATCTGATGAGCGAACTGGGCGCTGCAGATCTTCATCCATAACGCCCAGCCCCTTTCTTAAATAATTACTTCTTTACTGACTTGCCCTTACGAGCTGGTGCTGCATATCCGAAAAACACTTTTCCGCCTTCTTTTCCTGCTGGCTTGTTCTTGCCCTCAGTTGGCTTTGCGGTTGGTGCTGCTGCTCTTGATCCCTTATTCATTTTCCACCTCCTTACGCTCCGCCAATGGCGGCGAGTAGTTGACCTATATCGGGTTGAGATTGTCCAGTAGCAGGGGCCGCACCGACTTGTTGTTCTTGAGTTGGCTGCGAGGCAGGGGCGGGGGCCGCACCTGCTACTGGAAGTTGTGCTGCCTGATTCTAAAGATTGTCCCTTTTGACGACCTTGGATTACTTCAGCGATCCTAGCCACAATTTGAGTTGGGTCTTGACCCTGCGAGGCAAGAGCGGGTATAGCTTGAGCATACTGAGCAACAGCAACGCGAAGAGAATCCCGCATCTCCTCAATGTCAACCCTTTGTTCTTCTTGTGTAACATTTAGATCCAGTGGTATCTCTCTGCGAACATAGTCGCGGCTAACTAACTTATCTGAACGCATTTGTAGTAATGCGATAATGGCTCGGTTAGGATCCATACCAGACATAATTCCGTAACGAACATCTACGCCATACTCGCCCTTGATATCGCGAGATGGAATATATTTCATTGTGTAAGGAGTACCGTCATCGGTTCCCTTAATAGACTTAGTCATAGATCCAAAGATCTTCTCATCTACCTCAAAGCATAGACCGATTACATCTTGGAACAACTTAGCAAACTGTGCTTGTGCTGCTTTGATCTGTGTGTCAAAGCCTGCCTGTAATGCTTGCACACCACGACCAGTGATAATAGAAGCATCTAATTGACCTGAACGAGACTCAGGATATCTAGCACCTAAGCGAAGTTCTCGCTCTAGTACGCCAGATTCTGTAAAGACTCCTGGTGGTAATTCTAGTGGAACTCTACGAATACCTTGTGGGTTAGCAGATCTCATAATTGAATCTGGACCAAGTGCTAACTCTTGTACATCCTGTGGGATTGCAATAGGTGCTTGAATAGATTTCTCTGCTGCTTGAATTTGTAGAATAGCAAATCTTGAACGAGCAAGTTGTACTGCTAGTACATCATCAAACTGTCCGCGAGCCTCGCCATCTAAAGATGAGCGAACTGCGACTCTTGCTAAACACTTACCAATTGGGTTTGGTGTGTTAGATAAAATTAAGTTGTTACGTTCTGGGATAAAGAGCATATCTTGGTCTTTATCGTGGTAACGCATTACTGATAGATAAGGTGATGCTGATTGATATACGCTAC